GCCTGCAAATCTATCGTAGATTCCAAATCCTGTAGCTGCCGCTGCTAGTGCTGACTGTAAAAGACCTGGATCTGCTCTGTTAGTTGTTTGAGTTCCTTGTCCTCTCATACCACCCATAATTCCAGTTACGATATCTGCGTATCTGTCAACTTGTTCTTGTGGCATAAACGCTGCTGCTCTTGTAGCTTCTCTTGTAGAATCTAATCTAGCTTGTTCTAGTGCTTGATTCAATGATCCAAGACCACCTAGAGTTGCAACATCTGCTCTTTGAAATTGTGGTAGTGCTTGTGCAAAAGTCATTTGATCAGAAGCTGCTTGTTGTCTTCTACCTACTGCATCTTTAAATGCATCAGATAATAATCCAGCTTGCAATCTGCCTCTTGCTTCCGCTGTTCTTGCTCCTTGTTCTGCTAGTTGAACACCTTCTCTACCACCACCAAATGCGCCCGATGATACTGCTGCGTCTCTAGTTCTTTGTCTATTGATAGCTGCTTGTCTATCAAACTCTGATAAACTTGTGTCAATAACTTGTTGTTGATAAGGAGACATAAAAGCTTGTACTGAATCTGGTCCTGTACCAGCTCCTGCTCCGGATAGTTGTTGTGCTTGTGTTAAAAATGGTTGAAAAGAACCTAAACCTGCTACAGCTCTTGTTTGTGCATCTTTTTGTAATTGATCTAAACCTGCAACCTGTTGTGTTAATCCTGATAGTGCCTGTTGTCTTTGTTCAAATCCTAGTGCAGCTCTTTGTTGTGCACCAAATAAATCTTGTCTTTGTTTAAATTGATCTGCTGTTTCAAACGCTTGTTGCGTTGGTTGAGCCATTGACCCAAGACCTTGTAGTCCTGTTGTTACAACTGGTACTTGTGTTTGCGCAACNGTTTGTTCTGCTAGATTTTTACCTATATCTTCTACAAATGGCGCGGGCCTGTTTATTACTGTATCTGTAGCCATTATACGACTTCTCCTAATCTTTGTGATGTTTGAAACATATTACGTGCGCCTTCTAAGCCTTGCGTTTCTTCTGATACTTCACCTCCGGCTTCGAGGTTTTTCATAGTATTATACATAACTTCTGCACCTTTGTCCACATCCCCACCACCAGCATTTCTGACTGCATCTGCTGTAAATACAAACTCATTTTTTGATAATCTTGCAGGTACGTCGTCTGCTTTTTCCATTCTACCTATTGGCACAAAGCCACCCTCTTGTCTAAAATCCATTTCTTGACCATCCATATCTAATAATGGCATAGTTTTCTTAGCTACTGGTTCTACGTCTCCACCTTCTGCTAAGAATCTATATTGATTTTCAGGTATATCTATACCTGCCATTTTGTAATACTCTTCTATATTAAAATCATTATCATCTTTATTTTCTAAACTAGCTAATAAAGCACCACCTAATCCAGATAATCCAGCAACTTTTAAACCTGTCATATTATCCGTTATAAATTTAGGTAAAGTCATATTAGAAAATTTACTTGATATAAGAGGACCTATACCTTTTGATCCGAAGAAACCTTTTGCAGCTCCACCAAAAGAAGCTCTACCAAACAATCCACCAAATTGTGTACCTGGTATCCCAAAACCAACAGCACCTAACAATGCAGCTTTACCTATTGGTGACTTTGCAACTTTTTTAATTCCTCTTGTAATACTTTTTAAACCTTTACTAATACCTTTTGCTACACCACCTAAAAATAACGTTTGTCTTGTTGATTCAAGATCCATGATTCCACCCATAGGTGCATCTTCAACCATACCACCACGGTTCATGAATCTAAATGAAGGTGTAAAAATAGGATCAGGTGTTTTTGGTGCATTACCACCTATAAAACAATATGCTGGTGGATTAGGTCCTTTACATGGATCTGTTACTTGAGAAGATCCATTATCATCTCGTTTTTTTACAAAACTATAAGTGCCATCTGGATTTTTAATTGTTTGTATATTTCCAACATCACCAGAAAATAATAATCCAGGTTTACCTTTTATTCTAGCTGCGTATTCTGCAAAATCCATGTTACCAAACTCACCTTGAGGATCCATAAAATTTGTATCTACACCTCTTTGTGATAGAGCCTTAAATGCATCAAAAGAAAGTTTTTCATATTTATCACCCAAAGCATCTTCAAAAGATAAATCACCAGAAAAATCTGCGTCCTGTATTGCATCATATAAATCAGATAATTCTTTATTATTTAATGCATTAACTTGTTCTTGAGTTAAACCAGATAAAAAAGAAAGTTCTGTTTTAGGATTATTTGGAAAAATACCATAAAGAGCTCTTTGCGTAGGAAGACCAAATTTTTTTAACGTATCAAAAAAAGTTTTTTTCTGTCCTGTATCTTTTAAAAATTTGTTAACTTCTTTTTTAGCTTTTTTCTTATCCTTTTTTGTTTTAATATCAGAAGCACCACTTTTAACACCTGGTGGTAATGATGGATCTGTAATACCTCTCCCCTTTACATTACCGCCTGCTGTAGTTGCTCCTGTAAATTGAGTTCTATCATCACCAGAAGCAGCTCCGCTTGGAGATGTGTCTACTCCTGCGGATCCTCCTCCACCTATGTCACCAAAACTATCTAATGACATGATACCTGCAGGACCTACGTTAGGACCTTTTTTAAGAGATCCATGTATGTCTTCTTTTAATAATAATTTTTTTTCTGCTTCTGTAATGTATGCTAATTCTGTAGGTGGTTTATCAGGACCTGATTGCCATTTTCTAGGTGCAACAACCTGTGGTTGTTTACCAAGATAGTTATCAACACCACCTTGTACAATAGGTTCGCTACCTTTTTTTAACATCTGTCTTGCTTGTTGTGCTCTAGTTATTGACATTATTCTTCTGATCCTGCTCCTAGTGCTGGCATGTCTGCCACTTTAATTTTTACTGATCTTGTAACATCCTCGTATACAGTATCTGTATCAGGGTTTGCGATATCATCTTCTGCCTCTTTATCAGATGCATACTCATGATTTGTTTTTTTATTTCTTAATACTACTTCAGTTTCACACTCAACAACTGGTACTTTTTTACCGTTAATTATCTCGTATCTAACTGATGGTGGTTCTGTAAATGCCATATTAATCCCTTGTTATTTGTAACACAGAAAATACAATATGTAACCTATTTCCTGATGCTGCTGTTGCTTTTATAACCTCTCCCTCTGTAATAACAAGAGGATGTGTTAACAGTTCTACCGTTCCATTAGCTGAAACAGCCTTTGTTTTAAACAAACTAAACACGTTTGAAGAAGTATCTGTTAGTGTTAAAGTTATGCTATCTGCATTACCTGAGTCTTCAGATACTAATATTGATTTAATTATACTAGTTGTTGCAGTTGTAGATGTACCAGCTGCTGGACTTGTATAAACAACAGTTTCAGATGTGTTTGTTAAATCTACTTTTGAATTTGTATATATATTAGCCACTTATAAACCAAGAGAATCTCTCTTGCTCCTGTTTAATCTCATCTAAGAATGTTGAATTTAATTGTTCTTTCATCAAACTTAATGCACGATTGATTTGTTTTTGGTTAGAAAAATCATATTGTTCTTTTGGTTCTGGTATTCTAATCGCTATCTTTGCCATTATCTTCTTCCGTCGTTTTGTATATCTAATCTTAAAGTTCCAAATCTCCAAGACTCACTAGCTGCATCGTTTTCTATTTTAAGACTAACAGACCTACCTCTAGCTCTTGTATCTTTTTTATCTGTAGTAGCTGTTATTGTAAAAGGACTNAACGCTGTTTGACTAGATGTTTGTTGTGGGTATCTTTTTACATTTAATGTAACTTTGGCATTACCAGCTAAAGTTTTAAAATCCGGTACAAATCTTCTCATAGCTAAAAATAACTCTCCTGATATTTTAGGACCGGATGCTCTGCCTTGTGCATTTCTTTGTCGTTGTTCTAGATCTATGTCAAATGATTGTATAAATGATGTTACGGTTGTTGTGGTACCATTTGGATTAACTTGATCTGTTCCCACTTCGTGTTCAAAATATGTTGTTTGTCCTAAACTATCTTGTCCAACAATTACAGGAAATGTACCATCAGAGTTAACATCATACTTTGTAGCAAAAGGATTGGGGTAAACATTAGAATCAATCCAACTTGTTCTTGCTTCTGTTCCTGTGTACCAAACACCACCAGATACACCAGCTGATTCACCATAGTTAAATACAACATACTTATCATTATAATCAGATCCGGATGCTGGATAGTACCAGGTAATTTCTGTGTATAAATTATTTAATCCTGCTGCAACCTGTTGACCTTTTGTTGTATCAAAATTATCATATACAAAATCTTCAACACTACATGGTATAGATTTAACTGTACCATCATACAAAAAGAAACCTTTTGAACTTAACCAAAATGCAGCTCCGTCTATTTCAACAACAGCGTTTTGACCTATGAGTCCACAGTTAGTACCAACTTGATCTAGTCTAAATGTAAAAGGCGCTCCTATAAACGTCATGGTATACAAAGCATTGTCTGTCCAAACTAGAATAACTTCTTTTGCTTTTATAGCTCCAATAATTTTTGTACCATCTTGTAGTCTTAAAGTTCCTGCAGTATTGATAGCTGAAGGAGTGTAAGTATTTATATCTTCTTGGTCCGAGAACCTTATAAACATATCATCTTGTGTAGTTGTATCACCAATAGTTGTTTCTGTTCCAAAGTGTAATAAGTGTCTTGTAGTAGGAGATATTAGAGATACTCGTGATGCAGTCGGATTTGATGCAGTAGAAAATCCAGATGTAGTTGTTGATGCTCTTGTAGTTAGTGCTGATCCTGCTCCAGCGTTCCATGTAAAAGTTTTACCATTTAGTATTGTTGCAACTAATACTTGTCCAAAATTATCTAATGACCATAAACCTGGTTCTAGTGTTACATCAGTTGCAGCTGCTGCTTCACCCCAATTACCATCACCCCATGTTCCAATACCCCAACCATAACCATATGATTGTGCTCTTGGTCCTACAGGCTCGTAAGGTTTGATACTTAAACTACCACCTGTTGATACTGTACCAGTTGCGTTGGATGATTGTGTTATTGTAAATGTGCTGGATGTTGGAACTGTTATTACTTGAAAATTTTTGTCTTCAAAATCAGATGCACTATAACCTGTACCACTTGGTAATGTTACACTATCTAGTTGTACTATATCTCCAACATTTAAACCATGTGTAGATTTTGTGATTGTGCAAGTAGCTGATGCATTTGTAGTTGCTATAGTTGCAGATGTTAGAGTAGTTTTAAGAGGTGTAATGTCATATAACTGACCTTCAAAATACAATAATAAAAATTTATCTGTACCTATTGCTACATATCTATTACCAGCAATATCAACAAAAGCATGTTGTGCTCGTGCTACACCTACAATTGTATCTGTTACAAGAGAAGACCAACCACCAACTTTTTCTGGTAGTCCATATCTAAATCTTACATTATCAGAAT